GGCGCGGCTTCTACTGTGGCTGGGCCAACAGGGCCTACAGGCCCTACGGGTCCAACTGGCGCAACTGGTGCAGCTAGTACCGTTGCTGGCCCGACAGGCCCGACAGGATCAACTGGCAACACGGGTGCTTCCGGCCCTACTGGTCCTACGGGAAATACAGGTGCTGTTGGGCCTACTGGTCCTACAGGCAATGTTGGTGCTGTCGGTCCAACTGGTCCGACAGGTCCGCAAGGCAATGTTGGCCCAACGGGTCCTACGGGTCCAACTGGACCACAAGGAACGCAGGGCAATGTTGGTCCTACAGGCCCAACTGGTCCAACAGGGGCAGCATCTTCTGTCGCGGGTCCTACTGGGCCGACAGGGCCTACAGGTTCTTCGGGGCCAAACAGCCTGACGGTTGGCACAACGACAGTTGCCAGCGGCACAAGCGGGTTCTGGCTCTACAATAACGCTGGTGTGCTTGGGAACCTTGCTGCTCCTGTCACATCGGCCACTGGCGGCACTGGCGTTACAGTCAGTGCATCCACTGGCGCGGTGACATTCAGCATCGGTCAGGCTGTAGCTACATCGTCCAACGTCCAGTTTAACTCCATCGGTGTAAATACCGCTGGTTCTGGCACGGCTGGCGAAATCCGCGCTACGAACAACATCACCGCTTATTATTCAGATGATCGTCTGAAAGTGCGGTATGGCAACATTCAGAACGCCCTTGCCAAAGTTGAGAGCCTGTCTGGTTTTCATTATGAAGCCAATGAAGTGGCTAAAGCGCTTGGCTATGAGGCTGTGCCGGAAGTTGGCGTGTCAGCGCAGGAAGTGCAGCGTGTGCTTCCAGAAGTTGTTGTGCCAGCGCCGATTGATGAGCAGTATTGGACGGTTCGCTATGAAAAGCTGATCCCGCTCCTTATTGAGGCAATCAAAGAGCTTTCTGAACGGCTGAAAAGGCTGGAGAACAAGTAATGCCAACTTTCCTCCAAACGTCTGGTGCTATTTCATTAAATGACATCAACACGGTTTTTGGCCGTGGTCTGAACCTTAATGCCTATCGTGGCACGACTTATTATACGTCTACTGCTGGTCCATTCACATTTTCATCTGGCGCAATTGCGATGAGTGATTTTTATGGAACCGGGCCAAGTCCAAATGCCATTTATACTATTGCTACAGGTGGCACTGTAACCACAGATGGTAATTATAAGGTTCATACCTTTACAGGCGGTGGCACATTTAGTGTTTCACAAGTTGGAACTGATCCATCCGTTACATATTTAATTGCTGCTGGAGGCGGCGGCGGCTCTGTAAGAACCGGGACGTTTGGTGGTTCTGGTGGTGGCGGCGGTGCTGGCGGCTTATTGACCGGAACGACTAATGTTTCCGCTACTAGTTATTCAATTACTATTGGTAGTGGCGGTTCAGCAACGTCTAATGCTACGGGCGGCTCTGGTTCTAATAGCTCTGCATTTAGTCTGACTGCTTCTGGCGGCGGTGGTGGCGGTTCTGGTGGTTCTTACAATGGCGGCAACGGTGGATCCGGCGGCGGTGGCGGGTCTAGCGCAATTTACGGATCAACCCCCGCTGGAACGGGAACTGCTGGACAAGGGTATGCCGGAGCAGGTGGTATTGACGAATGTTGTAACAGAGGATTGGGCGGCGGCGGCGGCGGTGCGTCTGCTGCTGGTGGAAACCCAAATCCAAATGGACAAGGCGGCATTGGAACGGCTTCATCTATAACTGGTTCTTCAGTTTATTATTCCGGTGGCGGTGGCGGAGGCTATGAATCCCGTGGCGGGGCCATCCCATCTGGAAGAACAAACGGCGGCTCTGGCGGCGGCGGCACTGGTGCAACAATTCAGTATCCAAACACGACAACAGCATCAACTGCTGGTACTGCTAATACAGGTGGTGGCGGTGGTGGCGGCTCTGCTATTGAAAGCGGCAATTCGGTTGTTGCATCAAATGGCGGTTCTGGAATTGTTATCATTCGTTATCTTTATCAGTAAGGTGAGACATGGCTAACTTTGCTCAAGTAGATGACAAATATCTTGTGTTGCAAGTTGTTGTTATTGACAACAGCAGCATTGATAATTTGACGTTTCCAGAAAGCGAGCCTGTTGGTCGCGCATTGTGCCAGCAACTATATGGCGTTGATACACTTTGGTATCAAACAAGCTACAACAATAGTTTTCGCGTTCGCTATGCTGGGATAGGCTATACCTATGATCCAGTATTAGATGCGTTCCTTACGCCTAAGCCGTATCCTTCATGGGTTCTCAACACCACAACTTGTGATTGGCAAGCTCCCGTTCCGTATCCTGATGATGGAAAAGCTTATTATTGGGATGAAGCCATTCAATCTTGGGTTCCTGTTCCTCCGAAAAATGAAGAGGCTCCGGCAATCCTATGATGGAAGAACCTCAATTCAAAGAATTTGGCTCGTTAAAAGGAACCCTCTACTCTTTTCCAGAGGTAGGGGATGTTCTTCCTATGCACAATCACTCTGAAAACACGGTTCATGTAACTTTTGTTCTTGATGGACGTTTCAAAGTGAGCGGAAGCAATCGTGAGTTTGAGGTTAAAGCTGGCAACTTCATTGATTGGCAACCGTGGCAAGAACATGAGTTTATAGCTTTGGAACCAAATTCAAGAATCTTGAATATTCGGAAAAATGTAAAAATTATTGATTAAATCAAATGGCAGACAGAGGGGGTCTTTATGCCGAGTAGCGACACACGCGGTAAGCCGCAAATCTTAGACTTTGTGCGTAATCTCAAGCACGACCGGATGTTAGATATTGGGTGCGGCGAAGGCACTTATGCTAAACTGTTTCCAGAAGCAACTTGGACAGGCGTGGAGATTTGGCAGCCCTATGTGGATCAATACAATCTCAATAGCTTGTACAATGACCTTAGTGTCATGGATGCTAGAGAGTGGACTAGCGGCCATAAGCGTTGGGATGTCGCTATCGCGGGAGACGTTCTGGAACACATGACGGAACAGGAGGCTTTCCTTCTGGTCCAAAAGCTTCGTGACTGCGCTGATTGGGTTATCATCAGCATCCCGTTTAATATGCCGCAGGGAGAATGGTATGGGAACCCATATGAGCGGCATATCAAAGATGATTGGGATCATGATAGCGTCAAGCGCGTATTTGGCGATCCTGACTGGTGTCACATTGAATACCCTATCGGCGTATATGCTTGGCGCGGCAAAGAAACAGTCAAAGAACGGCTGAAGATTTGCGTTTACGCAATCAGCAAAAACGAAGCGCACTTCATCCCGCGTTTTTGTGAATCAGCGAAGGACGCTGATTTGATACTAATTGCTGATACTGGTTCTACGGATGGTTTGCCGGAGGAGGCAATTAAGCATGGGGCTGTTGTTCACCATATATCCATTACACCTTGGCGCTTTGACTTGGCGCGGAATGCGGCTCTGGCGCTAGTCCCGCGTGACTTTGATGTTTGCATCAGTCTTGATATAGACGAGATTCTTCAGCCCGGTTGGCGCGAAGAGATTGAGCGCGTCTGGATCAAGGGCCACACGACCCGCCTTCGCTATATGTTTGATTGGGGCTGCGGCATCCAGTTTTACTATGAAAAAATTCATGCCAAGCACGGCTATATGTGGCACCACCCGTGTCATGAATACCCTGTTAATGATGGCCGGATTACTGAGGTCTGGGCTCAGACCGACATGCTTTTGGCGGTCCATATGCCGGACCCGACCAAGAGCCGTGGTCAATACATGGACCTTCTTGAGCTTTCAGTGCAAGAAGACCCTGACTGCCCTCGCAATGCTTTTTACTATGCCCGCGAATTGTCATTTCATGGCCGTTGGCAGGAAAGCATTGAGGCTTGCAAAAGCTATCTAGCCCTCCCTCGCGCTACATGGATGAACGAACGGTGCTATGCCTATCGGGTTATGGGCCGTTCTTGGAACGAAATGGGCAACTGGGAAGAAGCCGAAAAAGCTTTTCAGATGGCGGCATCAGAGGCCCCCAATACCCGTGAACCGTGGTGCGAACTGGCCCTTTTGATGTATCGCCAAAGCCGCTGGGAAGAGTGTTTTGCCTATGCGATGAGGGCATTGCGGATCGTCAATCGGGAACAGGTCTATACTTGCGATCCTGCCGTTTGGGGTAGCCAACCGCATGACTATGCCAGCATCGCGGCCTGGCACTTAGGGCTTCTCAAAATTGCCGAAGAGCAGGCAAAATTGGCTATAGAAAAAGAACCAGGTGATCTTCGTTTACAAAAGAATTTGGAGTATATTCTGGCGGCAAATTCTCCAGAGGGGGAGAAGGCGGCATGACCAAGTGGATACCCAGAGCCTTATAAATTTAGGCCTTAGCGCTTTTATGGCTACCCTTGGCTGGTTTGCTCGTCAGCTTTGGGATGCTGTCTCAGAACTGCGCCGTGATATTCATAAGATTGAAGTCGATTTGCCTTCTAATTACGTCCAGAAAAACGAATACGCAGAGACGATGAAACGCATCGAAATCATGTTCGAGCGCATCTTCGACAAGTTGGACGAAAAGGCAGACAAATGACAACGACAGAAGAGAAACAGGAAAAAATCGCGCTTGAGATGGCTGCATCTGCCAGCAAAGGCGCGTTGGTCGAAAAGATCGTATTTGCTGGCATTCCGATCCTGTTCTCCTGCGTTGTATATCTGATGAACAATCTGTCTGCTGCCAACAATGAAATCATCCAGCTCAAATCAAAGATTGCGGTCGTTGTGAATGCCGACAACAAGGCTATCCCGCCACAAGGCACAACCATCGACATGGCTCAGATCAGGGAACAGTTGAACGACAAGATCGACAAAGTAGAGCGTGACGCTGCTTTGGCTCGCGCTGCGATGACCCTTGATCGTGAGAGGTCAATGTCATTGGTCGAAAAAAGCCGTTTGGACATGGCTGCTGACGCTGCTCAAGCTCGCGCTGCTATTCGGTTCGATATGGAAAAGATGAGAGGCGAACTGGACAAGCGCATCCATCTTCTTGAGCAAAAAAAGTGATGGACCCGATCACGCTCAAAATGGTTCTGATTGCTTGGATGCTGGATGTTCAAGCCGCAAAAGTTATGTATTTCATGCCAATCACGGTGATGCCAGATGATGCAACATGTCAAAGAACTTTGGTCGAACTTAAAGACACGCATAAGCGAGGCTATGCTTACAATCTCGAAGTTCGTGGCGCGTGTATTCCCGCGAATATAGGAGGCTAGAATGGATTTGCTGAAGAGTTTTGGCCCCCTGCTGGGTCAGGTTGCACCAACCCTTGCCACTGCATTGGGTGGGCCAATGGCTGGCTTGGCTGTTAAAACCCTGTCCAATGTGCTGCTGGGCCATGAAGAAGGCACCGAAGAAGACCTGTCAAAGGCTCTTGGCAGCGCCACGCCAGAACAGCTTTCTGACATCAAAAAGATCGACGCAGACTTCAAAACACGCATGAAAGAACTGGACATTGATCTGGAACGCATCAGCGCCGCAGATCGTGACAGCGCCCGCAAGATGCAGATGGAGACAAAGGATTGGGTGCCGAAAGTCTTGGCCGTTGCCATTACAGTCGGCTTCTTTGGCATTCTTGTCTGGATGCTGGTCAACGGGATGCCCAAGAATGGCACTGAAGCGTTGCTGATGATGCTTGGTGCACTTGGCACGGCTTGGACAGGCGTTGTGAATTTCTACTATGGCTCGTCGGCTGGTTCTAAGGCTAAGACCGACGCTATGGCCGCAAAGGGAGAAAATAAATGAACGAGAACTGGGAAAAGGCGTTTCAAATGGTCCTCAAGCATGAGGGCGGCTACGTCAATAATCCAAAAGACCCCGGCGGCATGACAAATCTTGGCGTGACCAAGAAGGTCTGGGAAGAGTTTGTCGGCAGAGAAGTTGACGAATCAGAGATGCGGGCTTTGACACCCGATGTCGTTAAGCCTTTGTATAAAAAAAATTATTGGGACAAGATCAAGGGTGATCAGCTTCCTTCTGGAGTAGATTATGCAGCGTACGACTTGGCGGTTAATTCTGGCACTGGCCGTGCCGCTAAGTATCTCCAGCGTATTGCTGGTGTGCCAGATGATGGCGTGATTGGCCCCAAATCAATGGAAGCCATTTTGGCTTGTGACCCAGAACAGACGGTTGATGCCATTTGCGACATGCGTCTCGAATTCCTGCAAAAGCTCCCGATTTGGGGGACCTTTGGCAAGGGTTGGGGTCGCCGTGTGGAAGAAG